AGCTGAGCTACGGCATCGGCCCCGAGGACTTCACCTTGTGGAACTCGGAGGACGGGTTTACGTCCTGGCCGACCCGCAAGTGGATGCACAACGCCGACACCAATATGTTCGAGCTTTGGCCAGTCCCGGACACAACCGCCGGCGGTTTTGTCCCCGGTCCTCCGCACGCCGCGATCGTCCGGCTGCGCGGGACCAAGACGATCGTCAAGATGGTGAACGACAGCGACCAGGCGACCCTGCCGGACAACCTGATCGTGCTGTTCAGCGCGGTCGAAATCCTGCAGCGCGACGACGCCAAGGACGCCGCCCTCAAGCTCAACAAGGCCAACGAGGCGATGCGCCGGCACCGGGTCCGGCAGTTCAGCCACAAATCCCGCACGGTGGTGATCGGCGGCGGCGGCGGTGACGCTCAGTCGCGTTCCGCGCGCTATCCGGTGCTGGGCCTCGATTACATCCCGCCAAATTACGGAAGTGGTCCCGGTTCGTGACCCCGCAACAACGATGGAACCAGTCGCCGCGGGGTCGACAAAAGATGCTGGAAGCCAAGGCTCGCTATCGGCAGTCGGCCAAGGGGAAGGCGCACACGCGCGCCTATAAGACCGCGTATCGGGATCGTGAAAACGAACTGGCTCGGGACCGGGCGAAGCAACCGCATACCAGAGTAAAGCTGGCAGTGAAAGCAAAGCTGCGTCGAGCTGCGCTGATCCCGCGTATGCACCATAGCCACCGGGACGAAATCGCAGCGTTCTACGAAGATGCCCGGCTTCTGGGGCTGACGGTTGACCACATCGTTCCGCTTTACGGAGAAACCGTGTTGGGGCTGCACGCACCCCAAAATCTCCAGCTGCTGACGCTTGAAGATAACAGCCGTAAAGGCTGTTCCGATGGCCCATAAAGTCTTCTCGATCGTCGACTTCAAAGCCGGGCTCGACGTTCGCAAAACCCCGCTGACGGCGCCCGGCGGCAGCCTGCGCATCCTCGAAAACGCGGTCCTCAACCAGGGCGGCGAGATCGAGAAGCGGCAGGCTTTTACCTATGTGGCGCAGGTGACCACGGACCCCCCGGCACCGCTGTACATGATCGGTTATATCGGCGCGCTGCAGGTGTTTGGCCCGGCCGGGGGCACGATCGCGATGATCCCCCCGCTGATACCGCACAACATCGTCTACCACCCGCTGATGGTGAGCCAGGTTGTCAAGCGGTATCTCGATGTGGAGCCTTTCGACACGAGATATTTCGTTTGTATGGAGGCCCCGGACGGGCAGAGCTATTGCTCCTATGACGACATCATGGTCTCCGATGCAGCCGGCGCTCTGATCCACGGCACCTACGCGCGCACCTGGAAAAGCAAGGTGTACCGCACCGACGATAAGTATCTGCGCTTTTCCGGGGTCAACAACCCGGCGGTCAACGACCCGGCTTCGGTGAGCAACCCGGGCGCCGGGTTTATCAACCTTTCGATCAACGACCCGGAAGGTGAAGACCCGATCGCGATGGAGATTTACTACAGCGACATGGCGATCTTCGCGCGCCTGCAGACCCAGATATGGAGCCTCGACCCCGACCCGACCAAGGACAGCCTCAAGCAGCTTTTAAGGATCGGCCTGGTATCGCCGCGCTCGGTCCTCCAGTTTGGCACCGGCGATGTCCTGTTTCTCTCCGACAGCGGCGTGCGGTCCCTGAAAGCTCAGGCGCTCAACAACGCGGCTTCGGTCAGCGATGTCGGGTCGGCGATCGATCAGCTGCTGATCCCGGTGATCCGGTCGAACCCGACCGCGGTCGAACAGGCCGACGCGATCGTGCAGCCGATCCAGGGCCGTTACTGGCTGGCGATCGACGACACGATCTATGTGCTCAGCTACTTCCCGGCCGGGCACATTACGGCATGGAGCACCTTCAAGCCCGGCTTTACGGTCAACTGCTTCGCGATTGTCGGGAACATGCTCTATGCGCTCGACACCGACAACAACATCTGGCTGTACGGCGGTGTCGACCGGAACACTTTCGACAGCTGCAAAGTCACCGTCCGCACGCCGCATCTCAGCGCCGACAGCCCGACCCAGAACAAGCGTATCAAGTCGATCGACGTGATGTGCCAGGGCCAGTGGAGTGTGCAGGTCGGGATGCTGGCCAACAACACCGATCTCTTCGAGCTGGCCGCGACGATCCAGGACAATACCTACGGGCTGCAGTCGATCCCGTTTGCCGGCTACGGCACTCATATCGGGTGTCACCTGGAGCACCAGGCGCCGGGGCCGGCGACCCTTGCCTCGCTGCACTTCAACATTGAGGATGGGGTGACGAAATAATGGGCCGGGTCGGTCACTCCCAGGTCGAACGCGAGCCCCTCGCCTACATCGTGCAGCATCTGCGGGCGCGGGACCGGCAGGAAATCTTTGCGCTGCGCTGGACCGATGACGAGGACCAGTTTGTCTCCGAGGTCCTGGCCTGTGCCGGCGACCTTTGGAAGCTCTGGTACTTCGACGACGAGCCGGTGGCGGCGACCGGCATGGTCCCGGTGCGTCCCGGGGTGGTGATCGGCGGCGCCTTTGGGACCGACAAGTGGCGCAAGGTGGTGCGGCCGATCACCCGCTGGGCGCGCGGGTTCATCATCCCGAGCCTGCAGAACGCCAATTACCACCGCATCGAGGCCTATGTGCTGGCCGACAACAGCGACAGTCGTCGCTGGATCGAGATGTTCGGCGGCGAGGTCGAGGCCCTCTTGAAGAGCTTCGGCCGCAACCGCGAAGACTTCCTTTTGTACGTCCTGGATCTGACCCAGGGGAGGACTGACGATGTGCTTTTTCGGCGCCCAAAAGGTCCAAAGCGGACCCAGGATGGTTACCGGCTATCGAGTTGACCCTGAGACCGGCGCGCACATCCCGATCCAGTTCGAGGAGGGCGTCCCGGGCGACTACGCCGGGCGGGGCGCGACGACCGTCGCGCAGTACCAGCAGATGGCGGCGGCTGATCTGAGCGACAAGCAGATCCAGGCGCAGCGCGAGATCGCCGACCAGCAACAGCGTTTCAACGAGAAGCAGGTTAATTTACAGAACGAGCAGACCGAGCAGCAAAAACGCCAGGCCCAGGAACAGGCCGACCGGCAGTCGACTTACGATGCCGGGCGCAACCGGCAGTTCAGCGAGGGGACCAACGCGATCAACAGCGCCTTCGCCCGGTTCACCGGCAGCGACAAGGTCTTCGACCAGTACCGCCGGGACTACATGACCAAGGCGATGGACGACATCAACTACCAGCGGAACCAGGCTACCAAGGACCTCGGTTTTCAGCTGGCGCGGCAGGGTCTCTCTTCGTCCCAGGCCGGGGTCAACCAGACGGGTCTTCTGCAGGAGACTGCGGGGCGCGCCGCGGATCTGCAGACCGCCAACGCGCAGACCGCCGCGGACCAGCTGCGCAGCAGCATCATCGCCTCGAAGCAGAACCTGCTCGATCAGCTGCAGGCGACCCAGAGCATCGGCTCGCCGATCGCCGGCAGCACCAACGAGGCGATCAACTCGTCCCTGCAGACCCAGCGCAACGCGATCTCGGGCCTCCAGAGCACCGCCGGCGACGTGGTCTCCAGCGTCAACGCGGTCCCGACCGTCAACACCCTGGGGAACATCTTCGCCGGGATCTTGGGGGCCGGCGCCAGTGCCCTTTCGGGGCTCCAGTCGGGTGACATCCGGGGCCAGTTCAGCCGCGGCTTCGCCGGGACCAACCCCGGAGGCACCGGCTCTACCACCACCCGGGGGTACTAAGCCATGTGCGATCCAGTCTCGATGGGCATCGCGATGGTGGCCGGGACCGGCTTGTCGCTGATGGGCACGATGCAGCAGTCGAAGGCGGCGCAGCAGGCCCAGCAGGCGATCGCCAACCAGAACCGCATGACCCAGCTCGCCCAGAACCAGGGCTTCACCCAGCGCATCAACGCCGGGCTGCAGCAGACCGCGGGACAAGGCGAGGCAATGCGGCAGACCCTGGAGGCGCGGGACACGTCGGCGACCCAGATGCGCCGCCAGCAGCAGGACGCGCTGCAGGGTTTTCAAGACACCCTCAACGCCGAGAACCAGCGGGCCGAAGAGTATCGCCGGGCCGGGGACCAGGCGTCGCAGGACCTGCTCGCCAGGACCAATGCCGACGCCCAGATATCGCAGCAGAAGGATCGCGAGCAGCAGGCGCTGGCCCTCGTGCAGCAAGGCCAGGACAGCCAGGCGACAGGACCGGCCCCGACCGACCCGAACAGCGGGGTGCAGGACCCGGTGGCCCAGGCCGCCTTGGCGCGGCGCACCGCCCAGGCGGCGACCAACGTCCGCGAGTACGGCGCGAAGATCGCCCGGGCAGGTTCCTACTCGGCGGTCCCGCAGGAGACCGGGACGGCAATCGCCGCCAACCGGGCGGGGATCATGCCGGCGGCGTTTGCCGACAAGCTGCTCCGGGCGGGGAGCGATGTCCGCCTGCTGCCGTCCAGGGTGAACTACACCGGCGCGACCCAGATGGGGCAGGCCTACGACACCCTCCTGCAGTCGCGCGGCCAGAACGCGCTCGACGCGGCGGGGCTCAGCTACGGCAACGCCGTCGACCTCGCCAACCTCGGCCAGTCCAACGCGACGACGATCGCCGCCAACGAGGCGGCCCAGGCCAAGGCCAACGCCGAGGCCGCGCAGTCGCGCGCCCGGATACTCTCGGGTATCGGCAACCTGGGCATACAGGCCGGCGCGTATTACGGCGGCGGCCAGGGCCTCTCGTCGCTGTTTAAGGGGCCGACGTCCACCTACAGCCTGCCCAGCACCGTGATGCCGGCGGTCAACAGCACGGGCTCGAACTTCTATGGTTGGGGGCTCTAAATGCCGATCGACTACAGCGGCGAAGAGGGCTGGAACTCCGCGATCAAGTCGCTCGGCGGTGCGCTGTTCCCCGACCCGAGCAAGGCGGCGCACTCCTATTACTATGGCGCGGAGGCGCGCAAGGCGCAGCTTGAGAGCAACAAGCTGATCGGCCAGCAGAACGCGATCAGCCGGCTGTTGCAGACCACGCAGCCCGGGGTTGCGCCGCCGGCACCGATCAGCTTTACCCAGCCGCCGTTGACCGGCGCGGCGCCGATCCTGGCGCCGCCGGCTAACCTGCCGATGAGCGGTGTCGTTGCGCCCAGCCCGGGACAAGTCGTGCAGGCCTTGCCGGCCGCGATAGCGCCCCTGACGGCAGGCACCCCGCCGGAGTACTCGTCACCATCGGCGGTCTCGCCCCCGGCGCCTAACACGACTGGGTCGGATGGTTCGGTCCCGGGCAACGACCCGGTCGCGGGGAGCGTCCATCCTGGCAGTACCACCGACCCCAACGGCGGACTAAAGACGACCGGCCCGGCAGCCTCGAACGGCTCGCCGGCGCCATTGCCGCCCAACCTGAACGTCCAGGGGCTGGGTACGCTGGCCGCGGCGGCGGGCTATGACGCCAGCATGGCCGGGCTGATCGGGCAGCAAGCTATCGGCGAGGCGTTCCGGCAAGGCCGGATCGACGCTCACACCTACCATGAGCTTCTCGCTTCGACCGGCCAGGCCGCGCCGGTCGGCGCCGACATTGCTGCCGCCGCGGCGGTCAAGGGGCACGAGCTTGGCCTGCAGGGCACGCTGGGGGCGGCCAGGATCGGCGCCGACGCGTCGATCAAGGGGCATGAGATTACCGCGGCGGCCTCTCGCTACGGGTCCGACCAAAGCCTGGCGGGCACGCTGGGGTCGGCCCGGATACAAGCGGACGAGAAGCGGCACGAGTTCGACAAGGCCCCCCAGGTGGTCCTCCGAAACGGCGTCGCGACCTTCGAGACACGGGACAAGGCCACCGGACAGCCGGCCTACGAGCCCACCGTCGCTGTCGAGCAGGAAAGAGTGCGCGCAGCCGCGGCGGCCGAGGAGAACAAGATCACGGAGTGGATCGACCCGAACAGCGCGAACCCGACCCAGATTATCAAGGCGACAAACAAGGACGGCATCGCCCGGGGTCTGCGAGCGGTCCCCAAGAGCAAAGACGAGTGGGATGCGGTCCTCAACTCGGCTGTCATCAACGCACCCGACCCGGCGACAGCCCAGGCGCTTCGCGACAAGCAGGCAGCTCTCGGCGCGGGCGTGCCGCCAAAGACCCCGACCGAAAACTACGAAAACCAGTTCCTGATCGACACGCGGCTGGCCAACGCCATGCCGGTGCCCCCCGGCGGTTTCCCGGGCGGGCAGACCTTTACCAACCTGCACCCGGCAGGTTCCTCGCCTGAGTTGTCGACCGCCCTGCTCGATCTGTCGAACCAGTATTTCAGGATGGACCCGCAGACCCGCGGCGACCGCGCCGCTTCGACAGACAAGGCGATCCAGCAGCTGGCGGATGAAGGGTACATCAACCTGCAGCAGTCCCGTCAGCAGGGCCTTTCCGGGCACACGTCGATAATGAAGACGGGTTACGACAAGAACGGGAACCCGACCCAGCAAGAGCATTTCCGGGTCGATCTGCTCGACCCGAAGACCAAGCAGCCTTACGCCGCGGGAAAACTCCCGCCGATCACGATGCGGCGCTCGGTCAGCTCCGCCATCGTGCCGCCGAGCACCCAGCAGCCGCCGCAGGTGCCGCCGCAGACACCGCTGCCGCCGGGGGCGATCGCCGTGGCGCCGGCGGGGACGGCTGACGGACATATCGGAACCTCCGCGGACGGGCGAACGCGCGTCGTTGTCCGCAACGGCTTTGTCTACCCGATGCCGTAATGGCAAAGACCCTGGGCGAAATCGCGATCGGCAACGCCGTCCCGGGCGGGCTGAGCAGTGTCGAGGGCGTCCACTCGGAGTTCGCCCGGCGCATCCTGGCGATGCACGCCGCTATGCCGCCTAACATCGCGGCCAAGTTCAACATCCTCTCGGGCTTCCGGTCCCCGGCCCGCCAGGCCCAGGTCAATCCCGAGGTTAAGGACAGCCAGCACAGCCACGGCTTTGCCGTCGATACGACGAAAGACCCGGAAGTCATCGCCTGGGTGCGCGCCAACGGCTCCAACTACGGGGTCAACTACCCCCTGACCGGGATGGCGAAGGAAGAAAACCACCTGGAGATGATAGCGCCAGGCGGCGGCCGGATGCGCGGGCTCGGGGGCGGGGGCTATGCAAAAGCGCCTTCGGGCTATAAGAGCGGCTTGTCCCGCACCCCGGACAGCGACACGAACACCGACATCATACCGTCCACGCCGGAGCCGCCGGCTGCCCCGGCGGCACCAGCCGGACCGCCGCCGGACCCGGAGGCGGTGGCCCAGGCCCAGGCCGCCGCCGACGCCCGGGTGGCCTATTTCAAGATGGCGGCGAGCCAGAACAACCCGCTCCTCAGCGGCGCCAACTCGCTCGGGTCCCTGCTGACCCAGGGAGCCCAGCCGGCCCAGCCGGAGCCGCAGCCGCTCATCCTGCCGCCGGGGGCGCCGCTGCCGCTGAGCCGAAGGATCGGCTGACATGCAGGGACAAAACGACCCGCTGGCCGGGTTTACGTTTGCCCCGCCGCCGGGCGCGGGACCAGCACAGTCCGATCCGCTGGCCGGGTTCTCGTTTGCGCCGCCGCCGGCACCAGCAGAGCCCGCTCCGATCACCGCTGCCGCGACCGGCGAGCTGGCCCCCGCGCCGGCCGGGCTCTCGGCGGTCTTTGCGCCGGGGCCAAAGCTCGAAGAGACCGTGGTCCCCAGCGTGCTGAACGGGAAGGCGCCGGAAGTGGTGGCCCCCAACATCATGGACCCGGACGCTTTCCCAAACCCGTGGCAGACGACGCCGATCGAGCCGCCCAAGCCGGTGGACACGGGCTCGGGGTTCTTCTCCGGGCTGGGGGCCGGCGCCCCTGCCGGCGCCAAGGATGTCGGCGCCGCCCTGACGGGCAACGCCTTTGCGCCGGTCCCGGACCCGGAGATCAGTTTTGGCCCGAGCCCGGCGATGGGCGAGCCGCAGCGCGGGTTCTGGAACGAGCTGGGCTACGGCATGGGGCACAACCTCGGCGGCATCATCGCCGGGGCCGGCGGCGCGGCGGCCGGCGGGACCGCGGTGGGCGGTCCGGTCGGGACCCTCGGCGGCGCGGCGCTGGGGACCTTCCTGGGCACCGCCGCGGCCGATCTGCGGCCTAACTACCTCCACGCCGTGCAGATGGGCATGGGCCACGACGACGCGGTCAACTACGCCATCCAGCGGACTATGGTGAGTTCCGGGCTGCAGAGCACGCTCGGGGTCATCCCGGGACCGATCCGCGGCGCGATCGGCCAGATGCTCTGGCAGACGGTCCTCCAGCCGGGGGTCGGCGCGATCAACCGCATCGCCACGCCTATGGTCATGGGCGAGCCGCAGCCGACCAACGAGGAGCTGACCCGCGGTGCGGGTCAAGACCTGGCAGCGTCGATCCTGTTCGGGGCTCTGCACGCCGGGCTGGGCGCCGGCCGCGCCCAGCCGAGACCGCCGGAAACCGAGGCCCGCCCGCCGGGACCGCCGCCAAGAGCGCCACTCCAGCTCGAACCGCGGACCATCGAGGGCGACTACACCGTGGTCACGCCGCCGGGCGAGCTGGGCGCGCCAAGAACCGAGCCGCCCCCGCCGACAGGACCAAGAGCCCCGGGGCTGCCGTCCGAGACCCCGCCGCCCGAGACCGTGGTCCCGGGACAACGGCAGGAACCCATCCCCCCGAGCATGGAGCCCGCCCCGCCGGTGGTCCCGCCGGTCCAGGCCGAGCCGCCGCCCGAGCGCACGGGCGCAATCACGATCACAATGCCCGGGCAGCCGGGCGTCCCGCCGGTCGTCAGGGCCGAGCCGCCCCCGGCCGTGATCGTCCCGCCACCGCCCGCTCCTCCTGTACCTGTCGCGCCACCAGCAGAAGCGCCAGGTGCTTCTCCTGCAGCACCACCGACGACCGTAACGACGCGGGAGCCGGAGGCACAGCCCCGTGCCGAGACGCCCGAGGCAGCACCGGACAGGGACGCGGCGCGTCAACAAGCATGGGATACCGTGCAGTCGCTTCAGCCTGGGGACGTGATCCATGACCCGATGACGGGGGACCGCATTACGGTCGCGGATGTCATCAGGAACAAAGAGGGGGAAGTTCACGGGATCGTTATCACGCACGACAACGGCAAGAACGGGAGCCTCGACGCCAAAACCGCGGGGGCGCTGTTTCTGCCGGAGCGCCCGTATATCAACGCCGCCGGAGAACGCGCTTTTGAAAAGCCGGCCACGGTAGAGCGAGCTGCGCCGGAAGCCGGGGCCAAGGCGCCAGCCGCCGAGCCCGCTGCACCAAAAATCACGACCGAACCTGACCACCTGGACCCGACCCGGTCTGTCGCGAAGAACGAAGCTGGCGAAGTTGTCGGCAAGGGCGCCACCCCCGAGGCAGCCACCGCGGACGCGCAGAAGCGTGGCAACGCGCCCTACGAGGAAGCCCCGGCAGCCAGGGCTGAGCCCGAGACCCCGGCCAAGCGTCCGGTCACCAAGGCCGAGCTGGAGGCGCTGGACAAGCGCGAGAGGGACGCCGGCAACGCGCTGAGACGGGCTGAGCGGGACCCCAAGACAACCCCCGAGCGGCTCGACACGCTGCGCCAGCGGTATGAAGAGGCGGCAGATGCACGAGATAACGCCGAGGGACCGCCCTCCCGGGCGAGCTATCAGCCCGGCTACGAGCCGACCAAGCCCCACGAACAGGACGTGGCCGAGCACCAGGCCCGGGTCGATCGGCGCGTCCATGCCGAGGGCACCGACCCGACCCCCGAACCGAGCAAAGCCGGGGCGGTGTTCCGGCTGGACGGCGGCGGCAGCGGCAGCGTCGTTCGCGGGACCGATACCAAGGGCAAGAACTGGATCGGCACCGGCCAGGTCCTGACCAGGGCAGATGTCCTGGCGCGCGCCGCGGCGGCCCAGGAGAAGACCAAAACCGCCGGCCCGACCCGGCCGGTCACGTCCGAGGCGCTGACCAAGGTCACCACCCCCGACCGGGGGGTAAAATACGAGCCGGTGACCTGGGAGCGCCAGGTCACTGACCCGGATACCGGCCAGGTCCTGATGATCGGGACCAAGGCGGACGGGACCCTTGTCGCGCTCCAGAAGCCGATCTACGACGCGCTGCACGCGGCGGCCGGCAAGGACGGGGAGATCGTCGCCGGCACCGGCAAGGACGATCGGCTGTTCGCGCGCACTGTCGATACGCACACCAGTCGGGTCGATTATCCCGGGGTCGGGATGCCGAGACGGCTCGACCAGGACCGGGCGCGCGTCTGGGCGAAAGGCGCCGACAAGCCGGCAGCGAAGGACCTTGGAAAGCCCGTAGGCCGGACGGAGCCGGCCACTGGTCCCGGGACCAGATCCGCGCAGCGCGAGCAGCTCGACAAGCTCATCGCCACCCGGGACAAACTAAACTCCAAGGCCCGGACCCCCGCCGAACAGCGCAAGTTCCAGGCGGTCGAGCGGCAGATCGCGGCTCTGGAACAACAGATCGCCAAGACCGAGGGCACTCCGCCTGCCGCGCCGAGAACCACCGAGGACGTCGCCGGCGCCTCCGATGTATCCGCCCGCGGCGGCCGGAAAGTCCCGTTCCAGGGACCGGAGCCGGTCGGCCGGCCGCGTAATCTTCTCGACTTCAAGTTCAACGACGGGACCAGTGTTTTCCGATCGGTGTTCGAGGAGGCCGGGCACGACCCCAACCTGGCGCAGAGCTACCCGATCGACCGCCAGGTCCGCATCCTGGCGCAGCACCAGAAGGACCTTTTCGGTTTTCGCGAAGTCCGCGTCCCCGGCCGCGGCGGTCGAGAACCTACTCGGGTCGAGCTGCACCAGGCGGCCGAAGCGATCCTCGACACGACGCGGGCCTACAAGGACGGCATGGCGGCTGTGGGGCTGCCCTACGAGGCCGCCAGCAACCACGGCAAGCTCGCGCTGGAGTACGTCCCCAAGGGCTCGACCAACTGGTTCGGCCAGTACGTTTTCGACGGCACCATTAAAATCCAGAGCGGCGCCAACGCCTACGGGCACGAGTGGACGCACGCGATCGACCACATGCTGGCCGAGCGGTTCACCAACAACCCGGCCCACATGAACAACCTCCTGTCCCAGTACGCCCGGGGCAGCGGTCTTAACACCGTTGACAACGTCCAGGCCGCCTTCGCCAAGCTGATAAACACCCTCTTCTACCAGGACACGGCACTGGCGACGCGGCGGCTGGCCCTGGAAGTGGACGCCGCCAAGGTCGACAAGCAGGGCAACCCGACCAAGCAGGCGCTCAACGCCCAGGAGCAGCTGGTCAAGCTGGAGGGGGCCGGCTCAAAACTGCGCATCCACTCCAGCGAGTTCCGCAAGCTGAGCGCCCAGTTCCAGCCCGGCAAGGCCGACTACTGGGCCAGCGTTTACGAGATGCTGGCGCGCTCCCACGAGGCCTATCTCAGCCGCAAGATGCAGCAGCAGGGGCTCGACCCGCGCGGTTTCGTGATGCCCGACGAGGCCTATGTCAACATGGTCGACCGCCAGCTCAGCATGGCCTACCCGAAAGAGGCCGAGCGGCACGCGATCTTCGATGCCTGGGACGAGGTCCACCAGGCGATGGCCAACGAGGCGATCCTCTCCAACGGCAAGCCGCCCGGCGACTTTGCCGATTATGGGGCGTCCGATCCGCATCACTGGCCGATCACCGCCCCAAACACGCGCAAGACCGACTTCGCCAAGCAGGCCAGGGCCGAGATCAGCCGCTACAGGAACCTGACCTTCCGCCAGTTCAAGGAGGGGGTGCTCGGGCTCGACCCGAACCGGCCGGAGCCGCTGCCCGGGCATAGCCGCGCGACCCGGATCGCGGACGGGTTCCGCACCGCGGTCTATGCCTATCGCTCGATGATGAAGGTGATCGTCGCGCGAGCGCCGCCGGAAGCGCAGAAAATCCTGCAGCCGATCATGGACAGCGTTGCGACCCAGCCGGGCACGGGGCGTGTCATCGGGGGGACCTTCCAGGAACGGGTCAACGACAAGTCGAACGAGCTGCTCGGGAACTACGCCAACATCCTGACCAACCACGGCTATGACCCGCGGTTCAACGACATCACCTACGAGGAGCGGCTGATGCTGCGGCATCTCCTCACGGGCGGCGGGACCAAGATGCCGAGCCCGAACGACCCGACCCAGACCGTCACGATCCCTAAAAAGATCGTCGATCTGCACGGGGACGTGCGGGACCTGCTCAACCGGACCTGGGACGAGGCGGATAGAGCCGGCCTCAACATCGGCTACGCCAAGTCCGGGTTCTTTCCACGCATCTACGACCGGGCGCGGGCCGCGGTTCATCCGACAGAGTTCAGGAAAGCGGCCGGCGAGCTGTACTCGCTGATGTTCGACCAGGAAGTCGGAACGCCGGGGGCCGACCCCCAGGCGCTGTGGGAAAAATGGTCCACCCTGCCGCGGGAGAGCCAGCAGCTTGCGGGGCAGGGCAACGCCCAGCTGCCGAACCAGATGGGCGAGCTGAACCAGAACTTGAGGCGTCAGCGCGAGATCGAGGCCAAGCCCAACCCGACCGCGGCCGAGCAGACCGAGCTGGCCAAACTGCAGGCCGAGGCCAAGCAGCTCGCGATCGACGCGCACCCCGGCTTGCGGGACTTTATCAGCGAGGTCAACGCCGCCGACTGGCACGCCAACCTGGTCGGCGGTCAGCTCGCGGATTTCGATACCTCGTCGCCCTCCGGGAAGTATCTCAACGCCCGGCAGCTGCCGCCGGAAGCCGACGAGATCATGGCGCGCGGCGGGTTCCTGCACATGGACCCGCATGTCGTGCTGCCGGGCTATTTCCACTCGGTCGCCCGGCGTATCGCCCAGGCCAAGCTGTTTGGCCCGAACGAGGAACTCCTGCACGAGGCAAAGGCCAAGCTGGACCGCATCGACTTTATGAACGGGGACGACACCACCAAGTTTTTCACCCTGATCCGGGATGTCACCGGCCGGGCCAATCTCGGCGGCTGGCATCGTTTCGCTCAGCCGATGCACAACGCCGCCTTCACCGCCGGCACCCTCGCTACGATGGAGCGGGCCGTCTGGGCGAGCCTTACCGAGCCGATGGCGGCCTCGATGGTGACCGGGGAAGTCACCGCCGGTTTCCGCAATATCGGCTACTGGCTCGGGCATCTGGCCGGGACCGCCGGCGCCCGGGACCGCACCGCGCTGGCCGAGTACCTCCATGTCGTGCAGTCGCCGATGCAGGACGCCATCATGCTGTCGCGGATGGGGTCCGATGTCAGCGACAGCATCCGGGCGAACCGCATCCAGTCGAACTTCTTCAAGGCGACCTGGCTGACCCAAGTCACCAACGCGCAGCGCGCGGCGAGTGTCGGGACCAGCCACTGGTTCCTGACCAAGCTGGCGCAGCATCTCCTCTCCACAGAGACCGGCGACCGTGCCGAGATCGCCCGGAAGAACGCCGGGCGCTGGTTCCGCGACCTCGGGCTGCCTGACGACATGCACGAAAACTTCGCCCAGATGCTGGTCGACCTGCAGGGGCAGCTGCCGACCTCACAGCTGCTGCAGAACGCCAACAGGTCGAACAAATACGGCGGGATGGGCGACGCCTATCGGCTGTCGGTGCAGCGGCTGGTCGACCGCATGATCCAGAACCCGCACAAGGTCGATCGGGCGATGCTGTCCGACGTGCCGGTGATCGGGCTCGCTTTCCAGCTGCAGAGCTTCAACTACAGCTTCCAGAAGAACGTCATAAACCCGGCCCTCGCCGAGTTCTTCGAGCACACCTACCCGCAGGCCCGAGACACCGCCAAGGCGCGCGGGGCCAGCCCCGCCGCGGCCCGCATGAAGGGCGCGGCTGCGCTCACCAGCGCCGGGGTCAACACCGCCGCGATCGTGGCATCTATAGTCGGCGCCGCGACGCTTATGGCGATAGTGCGGCAGCTGATCTTCGCCCCGGACCAGGTAAAAAAGCACCAGGAAGACGGTGACCTATGGGAGTATTTCCGGGATTTGGGGTTTGCCCGGTCGGGCCTCAACGGGGTACTCGACCCCCTTCTCCAGACCTGGAACCACCTGAAATATGCTTCCGACATCTCCGCGCTGGTTCATGGGGCGACCATCAACACTTATGCGAAGAACCTGCAGGAAGTGCTGATGCCGCAGTGGTCCGGGGAGGACCCGAACACCAACACCGCCAAGTTTAACCAAGCAAAGGCGGGCTATAACCTGATCGGGGTGCCGCTGACGGCGCTGGTCCTGAGCTACTTGAGTTCCCTGGGTCCGGTCGGCCGGGCCGGGCTTGCGTTGCCCCTCCAGTGGGGGACCTCGCCGGATGCAGCGAACCGCTTTGCGACGTGGTGGTCCGGCCCCAAGGGTCAAGTCCGACCGGGAGGCGGCGGCGGTGGGATACCCGCACCGCCCGGGATACCCAAGCTGCCGGGGATGCCCGGGATGCCCAAGCTCGGCGGCGGCGGGGGCGGCGAAACCGAGAAGAAGGGCGGGTCCTCGATGTGGCAGATGGGGATGGGTCTTGCCGACGACCTCCTCGTCCCGGCATCGCGCTACCTCGGCCCAGTCATCTCCCAGGCCCCGCTGCCGCTCAAGATAGGGGCGGGCATAGCTGGCGCCGGCTATGCCGCGTATAAGTCCTGGGAGAGCAACGCGCCGTTCCGAAACAACCCAAATCCGCCGCCGAAGAGGGCCTCACAGTGAGGTGTGCAAATCAAACACCTGAACAAACGAGGGGCAAAAATGGCAAAGGAAGATCAAGGTATTACGGGTCCCTGGTCCCCTCTTCCCTGTCCCCCTAAAGGGAAGCGACGGGGACCACGAGACACCTGACTTTTCAACCACTTAACCCCTTATCCGCTGTGCAGTGTTGGGCGTTGTTGTGCAGTGTTGCGCAGAAAACTGGGTGATCGGCACAGTTTGGGCGGGAAAGCGGGGCCGCCGAGACGTTACCCAGAGCCAAGGGGGATACATTAAAGCCGTTCGTCGGCAACGGCTTCGAGGCTCCACCCGCCTTTCGCACAGTTCCGCACACCCCGGGTTTGTCGGTACGCCCTACACGCTCCCGCGCTGAGAGCGCAACAACGCACGCCGCAATGCCTCGTCATCGGTTTTTGCCGCCGGAACATCCGGCGCTGACGGCCACTCCACCGACCCTAGTATCTCACAGAGCGCAACAACGCTCGGCGCAATGCCTCGTCATCGCTTTTTGCCGCCGGGACATCCGGCGCTGACGGCCACTCCACCGACCCTAGTATCTCGCAGGTCAGGGTGCGCCCGTCCACCAGCTGGACGCCGCTGTCGTTGGGGCCGGGTTCGCGTTCGCCGCGCAGTGCGGGACCAGCGATCGGCCAGACCCGGAGGATGTGCGCGACGTTTATCAGACCGACCGACGTGTTGACGAACTCGGCCATGGCTCATCCTTTTTGGTAGCGGCGGACGATAAAGCCGGCAGCGTCGACCGGCAACCCGGATGCCCAAGCCGGGGTCCGGCGCATCGTCTTGAGCATCCGGTCGCGGACCAGTTCGGCGTCGTCCTCGTCGACCTCGGCGATCAGCTCGTCGTGGACGGTGGCGATCAGCGGCAGGTCCTTGAGGCCCAGCATGGCCTCGACCATGACATCCCGCGCGGTGGCCTGGGTGAGGTTCTCGACCATCTTGCCGGGCCAGGATCTGAGCCTCGTCCAGCCGCCGCCCAGGCTCCCCATGTAGGTGAACTCGGGGTAGCTTTTCTCGTTTCGCTGGATCGTCTCGATCTTGGGGTCGCGGTAGACCAGGTGCCGGCCGCTCGGCAGGCGCGCCAGGATCGCCCCGGGGCGGTGGATAAAAGTGACGTAGCCGCACTTCATCGCGGCGCCGGGACCGGCCTGGGTGACCTGCAGCAGGGCGCGATGGGTGTCCCACCACAGCAGGACGATCCGAAAGTTGAGGTCCCGCCAGGCGTCTACCGCAGCAGCTGCCTCTGCCTCGGTCAGGACCAGACCATAGGTCAGTGCGGTTTGCCGGAAGCGTTCATGGCCCATCGCGAAGCCGCAGGCCAGGACCAGGACCTTCCCCAGGGTGCGGCTCGACGAGCCGATCGCCGCCGCGGTCTTGACGTAGATGTCCTCGCCGCGCCGAAAAACATCAAGCGCGTCGTCCTGTCCGGCGAGCCACGCCAGTACCCGCGCCTCGATCTGCGAGAAGTCGGCGATCACCAGCCGGCCCAGCGGTCCCGCGACGATCGTCGAGCGCAAGCAGCTGGCGACCACCCCCAACGCGCTGTCCTCGAACAGCAGGTCGAGGTCCTCCGGCGGAGCGCCGGCGCGGATCACCCGCAGCGCCGCCGGCACGTCCTTGATCGAGCCGCGGAACAGGTTCTGCGGCTGCACCCGCCGGCCGGCCCAGCGCCCGGTGCGCGAGGCCCCGTAATACTGAAAGGCACCGCGCACCCTTCCGTCGTGGGAGCACGCCGACGCTATGGCGGTCAGCTTGGCCGTGGAGGACCGCGACGCATCGAGACGGGCCTGCAGGGCCGTCCTGGGCGGTCCTGTGAGGGTTGTATCGGCGAGCGCCGCCTGCACCGTGGCACGCTTCAAGTCCTCCATATACTTGCCCTGGGAAATGAGCCACAGGCGCAGCTGCGCCACCTGATTAAGGGACCGGACCAGGCCGTTGGTCAGCCGCACGATGTCCTGGGTCAGCTTGTCCCGGGCGTCGTCGGCCACGAGGGCCAGCTCGTTGACCAGCATCCGGTCGATACCCAGACCGCGCATGTTGATCTGGTGGTCCAGCTCGAACGCCTGACGTTCGCGCGGGGACAGCTCGGGGACCCGCTTGTCCAGCTCGCGCTCGGTCCGCACGTCCTGGGCGCAGTAATCGCACAGCTGCTGGAACCGCTCGGGGTCGGTCTCGTGCCACCATGTCGTCGGGTTGAGCGACCGGGGCCGGGCGAACCTGAGCATCAAGCCGTGCGCGGTGCGGTCTTTTTGTTGGAGGAGCCCGAGGGCGGTCCCTGCCAGGTCCAGCGAGGCCGGGTAGCCCGCCACCAGGGCGCGGGCCATCGTGCAGCTCCACTGACTAAGCTGGATCGGCGGCCAGCCTGCCGGGACCAGCTGGTTGAAATAGATCGCGTGCTCGAAAAGGTAGTTATGGGCGACGATCGTGGCGCCGGCGTTGACGGCCAGGGAGAAGTCCCAGGGCGGCGCTAATCCCGAGACCCCGGGTATCCAGGTTTCGACCGGACGGTCATCTATGGCGTAGCACAGGACCGTGACCCTGGTGTCCGGGTGCTGGGCGTAAGCGTGCGCGCCGGTCTTTCTCAGGTCGGCGGTGGACGAGGTCTCAAGGTCTAAAACCAGGCGCATCACTTAGTGCGGGGGTGAAGGCACTTTTCGATTACGCTGTAAGCCCGCCTGCATCCGATGTTGATAACAAGTCTCCAGAAATATCGCGAGATCAACGCAAGTATGCGCGACAGTCCTGTCGTCTACTGACAGAGCGTGTTGCTTTAATGCAGCAATCTGTTCGGGCCAAAGCCGTGCCTCAAATGCGTTCATCTTGGGGGGAGGCCAGAACGCGCCTGTTTCTTCTGGGTAACCTGGCGCTGACCAGCAACGCCCTAATAGTGGCAACAACTCCTCGTTATCCCTGTTCGGGTCGTGCAACCATGCTTGATACTCCATTGGGATACCCATCGCACGGAACCCTTCTTTTATAAGGAGGGATAGGCAGTGAGCTAATGTCATGCTCAAAGGAGTTTGCTGCTGCATCTTCTCTTGAAGCATCAAAGCCGTAAGGGTCTTGAACGCTTCCAGTAGCTCAAGGTTCGTTGTTGCTGGTTTAGAAAAAGCGGAGCCTTCTACCAGTACGGACTTCCGCGCACGGCGACGTTCATATTGGCGTGTTGTCATCAGGGGCCTCCATGCACGAGTGCCAAAGGTGCTGGTCCCGTTCCGGCATCACCTGACAGTCCAGCATGGTCAGCACCGGGATGCCCTCGGCGGCTGCCCGGCGAACCTCCGGGCAGTCGGCGTGATGGACGGTGACCTCCAGGCCGGGACCACAGACCAGCGAAAGGTCGATCCGGTCAGAACGGGATGTCGTCATCGGCCGCCGCCATGACCGCCGCGCCGGCCCCGGCAAAGGCGTCGAAGTCATCTTTGGCGGCGCGGCGGCCGTCGAGCCGCTCGCCATCGGCGCGGCAGATCTGCAGGTTGTTGAGGGCGAAGTTGACGCCGCGGTTGCCGGCCTGGTGATACCAGAAGGGCTGGACCGTTGCTCGGGCCAATTGCCCGGCCCAGACATCGTCAGCGACCATGATCTCGTTGAGCTGGGCGTCGACCACCCCCGGCCGCGACTTGGTCCACGGCGAGATGAAAATCCCGTTTGGGATATTATAGCCTTTGTATTGCTTCTCGCCGGTCGGGCGGAACGGCGAGCGGACCCCCGCCATAAAGGTGCGGTCGGCGCTCTTGCCGGCGCCGTTGGCTTCGTCGATCGCAGCAGCCGCGGCACGCCGCAGGGCCATAAAGGCGGGGTCGCGCTGGGCCGCCTCGTCGAACAGCAGGGAGCACTGGTAGACCGGCTCGCCGCCCGGGGCGCGGGGCCGCGGGCTGAACAGCACCGGGAAGGACAGGACCCCGATCGGGGTGCGCAAACTAGCAGCCATGTTCTTCTCCTGAGTTGGTGGGACGAGTTTCGGAGCGGACTTGCGCGGCGCAGCCGGCGTAACCGGCGGCGTCGATGTAATCGTCAGGGTTGAAGGCGCCGGAGTGCCGGCGGGCGATCTTGAACAGCTCCATCAGCTCGGCCACGTCGCCGGCGGTGAACCCGAAAAAGCCGTCATCGGCGCGGCAGCGGATGTCCAGCCAGGCGTTCCATAGATCGGCGATGTTCTTGAAGTTGATCGTCTTGTCCCCGTGGGTTGCCTGCCGGGGACCACCGACCAGGCGGGCGGCCTCTATGCAGACCCACTCCGCGGTCGGCGGGCGGTTGTCCTGGTCACTCATCGGTGAAATCCTCTCGCGCGTTGGTAGAGGTATCGCGGCCGAGCTTGACCCCGGACGAGCGCGCCTCGGCGAGGCTGCGCGCCATGTCCCAGACCCGCTTTCCCTTGCGGGTGCGGTTGAGCTGCTTCTCGATCTGGGCCGGCGAACGCACCCGGGTCTCCCAGACCTCGTCATGGGTGGCGCCCAGCTCCTGGAGCTTCTCGGCGATGTCACTGTCGGGGGCGAGCCACTGGCGGGTGGCGCGGGTCGGGACCAGGCCCCAGCCCGGGATGCGGACCTGGTGTTCGAGCTGATCGACCGCGTGCTCGCGCAGCCGTGTGATCCACAGCTCGGCGCGCTCGGCGACGTCAAGCCAGTGGGCCAGGTCGCCCGGATCGGTAGGCGGATCGTCATCGCCGAACTCTGACTGGGCCGCCTTAACTGCGGCGCCATAAAGCGCCGGGCAGGCGTGGACCACCGGGCAGAACCGACACCAGTCGCCCGGGACGAGGGGGGCATCGTCCCGGGCGCAGTGTGCGACGCCGGGGACCAGGACCTCGTCGACCCACAGCAGGAGGTCGATGACGCTGATCTCCCAGCTCCGCACCGGGGGAACTCCGATAGCGTGCGGCTGCACGACGGTCAGCTTGATCCGCTCGACCTGGTCGCGCGCGGCCTGCGGCAGCAGGTCCAGGACCCCGGCCGCGTAAAACATCAGTTGCGGGTTCTCGACCGGGGTGACCATGACCCCGGCGCCGTTCTTGTAGTCGATGACCTCCAGGACCGGCGAGATCAGCGCCGCGGCATCGACCGTGCCGAACACCGGGACCGGCGGCGGTTCGGGGAAATAGCCGGCCAAATCCACCCGGAACTCGATGTCGACCCAGTCGGCCGAGACCGCCGCGTCAAACAGGTAGTCGAGCATCCGGTTGACGCCGTCGATCAGCTCCCGATCGACCGTGATCGAGTGCCCGTCGCGCTGGTAGGTTTGGCCCAGCTCGCCCACCGGCAGCCGCGAGAAGCCCTGGCTCTTGGTCTGCTGCTCGATGAACTCGTGCGCCAGGGTCCCGGTCGCGGCATAGATCGAAGCCGGACGGTGCGGCGCCGACTGCGAGAGCTTGAAGCTGCCCGGGCAGCTGAGCCAGCGGTGCGCAGAGGACGCACCCAGGAGCGAGTGGGCCGGCTCGGTCATTTGCGGATGCCGGTCTCGACCGCCATCTTCATCACGCGCGCGAAGAACTCGTGGCCCTTCGCGTCGGGCACATCGTAGAACTTGGCGACCTGCCACTCTTTCTGGAGCGCCTTGACCTCGGCGACCTTGCCGGCGGCGTAGACTTCGCGCACCAGGACGAGCCCCTGCTCCTTGGCCTCGGCCGGGGACATGCTGGGGTCGATCAGGCCCAGATCATCGACCTGGTCGCCGGCGCCGTTGGCTTCGGGCGGGGGTTCGGCTGGTCCCAGGACATCTTCGACCGGGGTGGGCGACGTCTTTGCGGCCTTGGCGGCGCGGGCCTTGGCCGCGGCGGCCTGCTGGTTGACCTTCTTCTGCATGTCGGCGGCGGAGGTAGTCTCGGCTGTCTCAGCTGCCGAGATCAAAGCGCCGGTCAGGGCGCCGGTCAGGGCGCTAGTGCCCGGCACGCCCAGTTGTCCCAGCATTGTCAGGAAGAACCCCCGATCGACGGCGTCGGTCAGGTCGAAGTTGATAGTCGCCTGCATCATTTCTCTCCTTGGAGTTCGGCAATTTCGGAAGCCTTGCGGCGGAAGACCTGCATGATCCGCTCGTCGAGCGTGTTGGGCAGGTAGAGGAAGCTGGCCAGGACGCTGTCGCGCTGGCCCAGCCGGTGCGCCCGGCAGATCGCCTGGACGTTCTCGCCGGGGACCCAGCTGGGCTCGACGATCGCGACCTCGCTGGCGGCGGTCAGGGTGATCGCGGTCCCGGCAGCAAGGATCTGGCCGATAAAGACCCCGACCTGCGGGTCTGTCTGAAAGGTTTCGACCGCCAAGGCCCGCGCCTGGGGCGGCGTGTCGCCGGTGACGACCTCCGGATTGAACTCCAGGAGGCCCTCCCGGAGGGCTTCGATGACTGAGCGGTGCCAGGCGAAGATCAGGAGCTTCTCGGTGCTCTCCATCCGTTCCTGGACCCACAGGCAGGTCGACGGGACCTTGAGTTCGCCTAGCTCGCGCCGCATCGTCGCGACCTTGGCCTCGGGGTTGCGCATCGCGGCGAGCAGATGCTCGTCACCGCTCTCGACCCAGCCGAGCTTAGCCACCACGGTCCGGCTCTCGAAGCTCAGCCTGTCCCGCCAATGCGGGACCGGAGCGAGCGGGATGTCCTGCAGCTGGAGCGGCGGCAGCTCGTCGAGGACCTCGTCCTTGCGGCGACGCAGGATCACCGGGCCGAGCGCCTGGCGGAGAGCGTCCTGGTTCTTCGAGCCGATCACCTGGCGGCCGAAGACGGTGTCCCGGTAGCGGGTGAAGCGTTCCTCGAACTGGTCCTGGGACAGCCGCCGCTCGAACACCCCGGGCCAGAAAGTCCGGTAGTGCTGCCACAGCTCGCCGGCGTGGTTGGGGGTCGGGGTCCCGGTCATTAACAAGACCTTGCCGGCCGACGACTGGACGCCTTCGTCCGAACCGCGCTTGCCATAAACGGCGTAGGTCCGGTTGGACGGGTTCTTGAGGTAGTGGGCCTCGTCGATCACCAGGAGGTCCCAGGACCGGCCCTGCAGCTGGGACGCGACGTTCGAGCTGGAGTTGGACAACTCGTCGTAGCCGACGATCAGAAAGATCGGGTCCGCCGATGCCAGCCTCTCCGGGCGGAGCTTCGCGCCGGGCTCCAGGAGGACCACCCAGCGGGACCAGCCCGGGAACCATTTGATGATCTCGTGCAGCCAGACGCGCCGCGCCCCGGCGGGACAAATCACCAGGATGCTGGCGGCGGTGAGGTCGACGGCGACTTGCAGGGCCTGGAGGGTTTTACCGAGACCGGCTTCGTCGGCCAGCAGGACCGCCTTGTTGTCCTCCTGAAACCGCCGGATGATCCAGTCTACGCCTTGGTCCTGATAGTCGCGAAGTTGTGGTGCCGGTGTGTCGGACAAAAAAGCCCCCTCCCAACAAGCTGTTGATTTCTCAACAGTCCTTTGGTTTGACCGGGGCTAATTTGGAGCGTTGTCGCGCGGCGTGTCAAGAGACAAAAGACAACACGGGACAACAGGACTACACAGCCAACAAAATCAGCCAGATGATAAGCGCCCAGAGCCCCAGGCTGACCGCGAGAGCCGGTAACCAGGTCCACGTCATGCGTGTTGCTGGGCGCCGAACAACGCGATCAGCGCCGCCTCGGCCCGGCCGTGATCCTTCTTAAGATCAAAGCGGTTCGCCAGCTCGGGGAACTGCCGGCTGGCGATGATGCGGGCCTCGTCCTTGGACGAGCCCAACCGAAAGTGACGCTTCCACTCGTTGGGGGTCACCAGGTTGGTCGGCACTTTCAGGGCCACCAGGATGCCGCGGACGATCCCGTAGCTGACGCCAAAGCTGAAGGCGCTGGTGACCCCCTGCTTGGGCATCGCGTGGACCCGCTCGATCCACGCAACGTCGGGCTGAAAGCCCCGCAGGATGCCGGCCAGAGCGGCTTCGTTGACCTGTCGCCGCCCGTTGACGACACCGCTGGGCATATCCCCGACAAGGAGCAAATCCAGCTCGCTCTCATACAAGGCAAAGGCGCCGGTGGCGCCGGGGTCAACCCCCAGGACGTTCATCCCGGCCTTCTGCGTCGAACGTCACCATCACAACACGCGGGTCCTTCGTGTCGTCGATCACCACCTTGTCGGTCTGGATGTGCTTGCTGACGATCGTGACGGCAGCACCCCCGTACCCATCGGGTGGCGGGACCACCGTCGCGATGAACCTGTCCTTCCACCATATTTCAACAACCTCGATGTCCCGGAAGATGTGCCGGCTGACCTTGAAGCGGATCATCGCGGCACCACCTTCCACTCGCGCTCCATCCCCAGG